AGTCTGAAATGAAATTTGGTCTCGAGTTTATAAAGGAGTGGGGGTTATTTTTTGTTCCCTTTATATGTTTGGGTATTTTTTGGTTGGTCATTACATTCACAAACATTCTTTACTAAAGGAAATTAAAATGAAAAAGTTACTCCTCGCTCTCGCTCTCGTTTCTATGCCAGTAATGGCACAGGATCGAGTTTCTAAATTCGATAAAAATAATGATGGTGCTGTTGATCTTGGAGAGATCAATCTTAACTGCAATCTCAATCCAAAACTTTTTGAGAAGGCAGATAAGAATAATGATGGTGTATTAAATAATTCAGAAATGCGCACAGCAAAAGAATATCTCTTCAAGACTTGTCGCAAAGAAAAAGAAGATTAATTGGAGGAATTATGAGCGAAAGTTTAGCACATACAATCCCACCTGAGATCGCACGAATTGGAAATGAGCCATGCCACTGCGGTCGCAGCCCAACTGGCAAATGTGTTGGCTGGCACGATATGGATGAAGAGCGTCTTGCAAAAGCACGTCAAGGATATGAAACTGGAATGAAAATGATGGCAGATAGAATCGCTGCACGACAGAGGGCTACAGCAAATGTGGGTTAATGTAATTAAAGAAGGTTTACCAGAATACGCAAAGGACACAAAGTTGAACCTTGATGCAGTTCTCCTTCGCAGTTCCCTTGATCCATTGGTAGCACAGGGATGTGCGCTTGCTGCGGCATTCGCAACAGGCAACGGCAGACTATCAACAGCAATTGACGCAGAGATCGAGGACCGCAAGGAAGCCGATGCTGCGTTGACTGCTGCTACAATCATGGCTCAGAACAATGTCTGGTATCCATATGTTGAGATGGTAGATGATCCTGCACTCAGAGGATTGCCAGCAGGATTGCGCATGAATGGTATTATAAATCATGGCGGCACCTCAAGACATAACTTCGAAGCATATTCTCTCGCTGCTTCAATCGTCGGCAAATGTCATTTCTGTGTCAAAGCACACTATGAAACTCTTAAGAAAGAGGGAATGACTGTTGAGAATCTTCGTGATATTGGTAGGATTGCTGCAGTGATGACCGCAGTAGCCAAAGTTCTAAATGGCTAAATATTGTCATGACTGAAGAGCAATACGAAGATAAAAAAGCAGAATTGAGAGACATTTTAATTGACGCACAAGTGCGCAATTTAGAAGAATTTGCTCCACAATCTGAAGTCGATGCAGCGCAAGCAGCCTATGATTACCACATAGCAAATAGAGATATTCTCATCACAGAATAATGGTAGTAAACTGACGACTAAAGGTGTTCTGGACGTGGGTTCGACTCCCACCTTCTCCACCAAAGAAAACTTGACAGAGTGCACTCTGTGTTGTTTAGAGATAAACACAACCGTGAAAGGTATCAAGTTTTCTTTTATGGGGAAGAAATGGCTTCGACAGGGCAAGTAATAAACCGACGGCTACCAGTGAGGCGACTGACTTAATCAGCGCAAAAAATGTAACTGCAAATGATAGCAATTACGATCTGCCTCTCGCTGCTTAATTGTAGCAAAGAGTAACAGAGTTTGACTCACTTGGTAACAGAACGAGTCTGGGGTGGTGGTGCGAACCACCACCCTTTTCTTTCCACTGCAATAATGGAGACTTAACATGAATGCAGTAGATATGCTTTGTAATGTTGAAAAATATTTTGATCGCAATCATAACTTCTTTATGCTCTGGGGTAGTTTATTTGCTGCCTTATTTTTTGGATTGTTTATTCCTTTCCAGATGTACGCTCGTACAATGGATAAAGTAGAGCAGCATCAAGAGGCAAACATACTCCTCATTGCTCAATTAAACGACATGAATAATCGCATGGAATTTCTTGAATTGTCGTATGAAAAGAAACAACGTGTGATGCGAGATATCGAGTGTCTTGCCAAAAATATTTACTTCGAAGCAGGTGGCGAACCACGAGCAGGTAAAATTGCCGTCGCTGAAGTCACGATGAATCGTGTCAAGAGCAAACAATTTCCAAGATCTGTCTGTGGTGTTGTCTATCAGAAAGTTCGAAGCACCTGTCAATTCTCTTGGGTTTGTGAAAGTAAAAAATCAATTCGGAATCAAGCAGCATGGCGCGAGTCGCTCAAGATTGCTGAAAATATATTGATTTCTAAGAGGCAATATGGTATTATTGGGAATGCAATGTACTTCCATGCTGACTATGTTGATCCAGCATGGGCAGAGGAAAAGAAGTTAATTGTGCAAATTGGTCGCCATATATTTTATCGTTGAGGTTTTATGAGAATTATTGAAGATGTGAAGTTAGATTATAAAGATGTTCTAATTACACCCAAACGATCTTCACTCTCTTCAAGAAGTGAAGTGAAACTTGAAAGATTGTTTACATTTAGAAGTTACAATTCTTGGTTCGGTATTCCAATCATTGCAGCAAACATGGATGGTGTTGGAACTCTGCAAATGGACGAGGCACTGAATAAACATCATTGCATGGTTGCACTCACGAAACACTATTCTGATACAAAATTAATTGAACATCTACAAAAGAAACTCGATAGTACTGTGTATTCAATGGGCATCAGTAACGAAGATTTACAGAAGTTTGATAACGTATACAGCGTTGTTGGCAATAGATTAATGCGTGTCTGTATTGACGTTGCAAACGGATACACGCAATCATTCGTAAATTTTATTCACAAATTTCGTGAACGATATCCAAGTGTGATTCTAATGGCAGGTAATGTTGTCACACCAGAGATGACTGAGGAATTGATTCTTGCTGGTGTTGACATTGTGAAGGTTGGTATTGGTCCTGGTTCAGTTTGTACTACTCGCAAAATGACAGGCATCGGCTACCCGCAGTTGAGTGCAGTAATTGAATGCGCTGACGCTGCTCATGGTCTCAAGGGTCATATCATAGCGGATGGAGGGTGTTCCGTTCCTGGAGACGTTGTGAAAGCATTTGCTGCGGGTGCCGATTTTGTGATGCTTGGTGGAATGTTTGCTGGTCATAAAGAAGGTGGTGCTTCTGCGATGAGCAGCAATCAATTCTATGGCATGAGTTCTGAGACTGCAATGGATCTACACAATGGTGGAGTTGCAAATTATCGTGCCAGTGAAGGAAAGACAGTAGAGATTCCATATCGTGGAGAAGTGAGTAGAACATTACAAGATATATTGGGTGGTCTACGTTCAGCATGTACTTACGTTGGAGCAAGTGAGTTGAAAGAGTTGAGTAAGCGAGCGACATTTATTCGCGTGACTCAACAGTTGAACAATTCCTTGAATGCGTATGAAGTATAATATGGCAAGTCGCGAAGAAAAAAATAAGTTCTCAATCATGATCATGGAAATGGCACTTCGTGAACGCATTGATCATATGGATGCTGTTACAAGTTATTGTGAAAGAAACAATCTTGAGATTGAAGTTGCAGCAAGTTTGATTAATGAGTCGCTAAAAGGTATCATTGAGAGCGAGGCAATGGATCTAAGATTTTTGCCACGAGGGAGTAAGTTGCCTATATGAGTTGGCAGTTGTTAATCTGGAATATCTTCGTCTGGTCATTCACAGGCGTGATGATTTATGTCTCTGGTTCATCTCTTTGGTGGTTGATATTACCTGCATTCTTTACAGGCACTCAGACTTCGACTGAACTTGTAAGAGCAGTCAACGAAGCAGAAAAGAACAACAAAGATGATGGTGTAGAGATTGACGAAGAAACTCAAGCAAAAATGCACGCTCTTCTTGAGAAAGCAAAGCGAGGACAACTTTGAACGGTTACGATTTGTATTGCACTTATCAAGCCATCAAATTACATTTCACTTCAGAGAATTACAACTTCTTTCATTATGATGGCAAAACTAAAGTATCTGTTGAGGCATTTCAAAAACGCCGTGATAAGTTTTTATTTCATCGCCTTGCGCGGAAGTATCGCGACGAAGAAATGGTTCCATTTCTGGTTTCTAATTTTGTATACAGTGATGGTAATTGGACCAAAAGTTTGCTTGAAGAAGAGGCTGAAGAAACTTATCGCAACTGGAAACGAACCACGGATTCGATGAGTAAGGTCTACCAAGAAGATCTACAAAAGATTGCGACAAAAGAAACGTTCAATGATTTATTTAAAGTTGAAAATGGACAATTTCCAAAGTTGTTAGTTGCATTCCTCCAAAAAGATGTTACGATTGAGACGATGGTAATCCTCAATAACATCTTCGACTTTATTCGAATTTGGGACAAGAAGATTTCAGATGATATCATCTATCCCAAAGTATCAAGAAAGATTCGTAAGTATGGATCATTTCTTGCAGTGAATGTTGACAAGTACAAAACTCTGACAAAAGAAACTTTACTTGGCGACGATTGTGCTATATAATGATATAGTGATGAAGAAAGTGGACAAGTCGATATACAATTTATACAACGCAATACGAGGTAATACAAATGAGTCTATCAAGTCTTAAGAAGGGTTCATCCCTTGACAAATTGAAGAAGGCAGTTGAAGCATCTTCAGCAGGTAATGGTGGTGGCAAGAACGTTGATGATCGTTTTTGGCAACCAGAAGTTGATGCCGCTGGCAATGGATACGCAGTAATTCGTTTCCTTGACACTCCAGCAGTCGACGGTGAAGATGGTCTTCCTTGGGTTCAAATC